GAGGGCGAGGCTCACAGGTTCATCCTCCCCCGCGTGAAGGAGCAGCGGTTCGTCTGGGCGGATGTGCCGGCGACGAAGGCTTCGAGCTTTTCTTTCTCGGCGGCCAGCGAATCGAAATTGACATTGCGCTCGCCGGCGGCGATGATCCGCGGGCGGTTGACCAGGATCCATCGCACGGCGGCCAGGGCTGCGGCGGCCTTGGTGGCGTCCCCGTCCCAGCTCAGGTTGTCGTTATACTGAGCCAGGGCGTCATCGAGATTTGATGTGCTGTCCAGCGGCATAACTATCGCTGGCGGCGGACAAAAGAAAAGCTGCTGGCAGATCTCGTCCGCCGCCAGCAGCTTTCCAAATATTCAATTGTTTATTCTGAGATCGGCTCTATTGCACGGGTTTCAACACCCCCAAACAAGGACAAAAAGCCGATTTTAGCCTCCGGAGCGAAAATTCTTTACAATGTTGTAAAGAATTTCACTCACACCCAGCCTTTCGCCCCTGATACGTCCGCCGCCGGATTGGTTTTGACCGCGTGGACCGTGGCGATGTGTTTGAGCGAGGCGACGATGTCGCCCGGCGGATAGCCGCACTGAAAGAGATAGTGCTGCAAATCGCCGGACTCGCCTGGCTTGACGAACTGACAGTGCACCGTCACTAAGAAGTGACCGGTCGCCAGGGCCTTAAGCAGTTTGTTCTGGAGTTCCGGATACTGCCGAAGCGCCAGACAGATCTCCGCTTCCTTCTGTAACTCCTCTCGTTTCATTGTTCGTGCCTTGCTCATGTTATTGCTCCTTTCGTTTATTGGTTTCATGAATAGTTACGGGCGTGCCTGTCACCGTGTAGCGATGGCGGCAGATCGGCGCCTGACAGACGCGGTACTGGATTTTGCCCTGCGTCGAGACGGCCCGCGTCTGGCTGCCTTTGCAGCGGGGACACAGGCTGACGGTCGGGAAGCTGAACTCCTTTTTCTTGGACATGGTGAAATCCTCTCAATTGACTATCTTCTATTGATTATTGACTATTTTTCACAGAGCGGAAGGTCTGCTCTATGGTGTGCATGAACTTTTCCATCGTGACACTGCCGGCGCAATTCCACGGCGCAGGCACAACGACACTCCATCCGCCAGCCGCCGTAAATTCTTCGGCGTTGCGAGGTTTGTCGTCAAAGAGGATAGCGTCTGGCGATGCGCAGAAGCGTTTATCCGTCGCCAGGATCAGCCGCATCTCGTAGCTCGGAAGCTCGCGGCGGACCCAGGCGATCTTGCCGGCGGGCCCTTGCGGACTATACGAAGGAAACGATAACAGACAAATACGTTCACGACCGAACATCTGCTCGAGGAGATTGAGCAATGCCCGCCCATGCTTCATCCAGGGCAGATTAGCCCAGAACATATAATCAAGCTCAGCATCAATCTCACGGGCGGTTTTTTCAACGTAGTGCGGAAAATCCTCTTCGTTGAATTTTATCAACGGTATTGGTGGTTTGCCAAAGTATTCCCGGCGGTGGTTATATTGACTCGGGAAATCGGTCAGCACCCCGTCCATGTCGCAAAACACCTTCATTGATTTACCTACCTTTCTTCGTGTCTCTTCGTGTTCTTCGTGGTTAATATTTGGTCCGTATCGGCCGTTCACTTATTCCAATGTTTCTGAGCAAATTCAATCAAGCTTCTATCTCCTGTTTTGTGTTTGAAAATCTGCAAACAAAAGAACGGTATTACATATATATCCAATTGAAAAAACAAAGGCAAATTCTGGATCACATACCCCATCAACCCGCACTTGAACCCCATCCAGAAAATTCTTACATCGAATCGTCGTATTTTAAGTTTCACTGTCTTCTGTCTCCTGTCTTCTGCTCTCAATACTTCGTTCGTATCGGCCGGCGCCCCACGGTGCGGCCGGGCGGCACAACGATTGTCTTATTTTCAGCCGACGGGTCCGGCAAGGCCCAGAGGCCCCGGATCTCGGCGGCGGCGCGGGCGTAAACGTGGCAGTCCCACAGGTGGTTCGCCCGGCCGGGCTTGGGCAGCCAGCCGATCCACTCGATCCGCTCGCCGCGGCGCTTGATCTCCTTGGTCTCGCTGGTCAGATGCTCCAGCACCCAGTATTCGGTGTCGCGGTGCAGGTGACCGTAGCCGGGCCCGGACGCTGTCGCCTCGAAGTAGCCGCGCCACAAGGCGTCCTTGTACATGGTGACATTGAGCGCGTAGAGCTTGAGCCTTCCGCCGGCGGCGGCGCCGATACGCCAGGCCTGTTTGTTCAATCGGTCATCGCCCATCACCGGGATGATCGGCAGCAGGCCCGCGTAGTGGCAGCAGAAGGCATCGACCGTCTCGGCGTTATACTGGCGGTCGATGGCCGCCATCGCGATCCGCATGACCTTGCTGTCATCCTCCAGCAGCTCGAAGCGCATGGCTAAATAGGGTTCGAGCTTCTGTAAGTTTTCCAGGCGGTCCGTCGGTCCCGTCTCGACCCGCTGCTCGAAGAGGCTCCACCACTGGCCGAGATAGCCCCAGCCTAAGACGCCCACGAAACAGTGATCCAATTGCACATCGATGCCGACCGTCACCATCTGGACGCCCGGCGGGACCTTGCCCCTGGGGCAAGAGCCGACGTGACGCTTCAAGACCTCGATCTCGGTGACGGCCTTTTTCTCCTGCCAGGGCATCGCCAGTTGGCTATTCCAGAAATCCTTGAAAGGCTGGATATTGCCCGCCTCGCGGGCCTGGACCGCCCTGACCCAATCGGCGGCGAGCGATCCGATGGATTCGACCATGGGGTGCAGCATCAGGGCGTGCACGCGGATGGAGCGATAGACCGTCGCCGGGGCCTCGCCGATGAGCCGGCCGTCTTTATCCAGCTCGCAGCCCCCCGGAATCCACCGGCCCGCGCAGACGGCCTTCCATCGGTCGTCATCATTCCAGTGCGTGTGACAGTGAGGGCATTCATACCAGCAGTAGAGCCCCCGCTCGTAAACGGCCGGCTTGTGCCAGTCGCCGTCCGCTTTTTTCTCGATGACCAGGTTGTAGAGGTCCTCGCCCCGCCACCAGTCGAACCGATGCCAGGCCCCGCAACTCGGGCACGGCACCCACCACTGGCAACCATCGCCCATCGACCAGTTCGCATCGAACAGATCGCCCGCGGTCACTGGGGTCGAAGTCGCCAAGAGCTTCGAGCGGCCCTTGAACCACCGCTGGCGCTTGCGCATCAGGGAGATCGGGTCGGCCTCCTCGCCGACGAAGGCTGGAAATTTGCCGACCTCGTCGGGCAGGACGTAGCAGACGGGCTTATCGGCCAGGGCCTGCGCCGTCGTGGGCCAGCCGATGTAGAGGTTCATATGGTCCATCACGGTCTGCTTGCCGATGAAGATGTTGCGGTCGCGGCCCCGGACGTGGCGCAGCAGGTCCTGGTTGGCGCGGAACATCGGGCGGATCCTCGACTCGACCCTCGCCTGGACGTCCGGCTTGGTCGGCATGATCAGCAGCGTCGGTCCAGGGGACACGGCCGCAATGTAGCCGACAAAGCCCGTCTCGAACGTGGTCTTACCCGACTGAGAGCAGCAGCTCATCCAGACCTCCCGCGTCGTGGAATCCGAGAGCCACTCGGCCGGCTCGACAAAGTACGGTGTGTATTCCCGGCTCCAGGCCCCTTCGATGGCCGCCGTGCCGCCCTCGAGGATGTAATTGGTTTCGAGCCATTCGATCAACGGCACCCGGTCATCAGGGCGAAGCACATCCAGCTCCTCCTCGAAGAGGCCGAGGGGGAGGGGATTTGTGATTTGCGATTTATGATTTTCGATTGCAATCATGGTTGATCTGTCTGACTCGTCTGACCTGTCGGACCTGTCGGACCGGTCGGATTATTCTCTATGCCCTCAGCTTGGTCGCCCTCTGTGGCTAAGAGATCCAGGCACTCCGTGAATCGGGCCTGGGCCTCGGCCGGCAACTGCAAACAGGTCATCGGGGCACGCCACTCGCGCTTTACGTCCTCGAAGAAACGCGACAGGGCGTCCTCGATCCGCTCGACCGTCTGGCCGTGCACCATCATCGCCAGCTCCCGCCGCTTGTAGCGGAACGCCGCGATGATCCGCTGCCAGTGCTGGACCAGGTCCGCAAGGACGCGATCACGCTCCAAGAGCTGGCCGCGGCGCTGCGCCAGGTCCATCTGCTTTTCCTCGGCCTTGAGGTCTCGAAGTTTGTCCGCCGGCAGGATCCGGCCGCCCTCTTTGCGCTGGGCGAACTCCTTGTACCACAGAATCACCGCGCCTAGGTTGTAGGTCTTATCGGCGTTGCGGGGCAGGCCGTGCCTGGCCTGCCATTCGTTGAGCGTCACTCGGCTGACGGTGAACAGCTCGCACAAATCCTTCTGCGCCAGGTGCGTCAGGTCCGCGGCGGGCCCCTGGGTCTGCTTTTCCTCGCGGAGGTAATTTTCGACCGCCCGGATCGCCGTCTGATTGCCTTCCTTGGCGGCCGAGAGCAGCGATTGCCGGGCCTGGATGATCGTATCGAGCCGGGTCTTCGACCAGATGTCACCGGCCTCGGCGTCGGTATCGAGCATCTCCCGCAAGGCCTCGCCGCTGACGAGCCCGAGCTTGTGCGCCGCCTCCGAAACCGTCGCTACGACGCTGGCCAGGGCTTTAAGATTCGCCAGAAAACGCCCGCGGTCGAACGCGGCCCGGATTCGCGGATGCCGCTCGAAATATCGGGCCAGATTCGGCCCCAGCCCCGACGCCGCGTCCGCCTCGGCGATATCCTTGCACGCGAAGCCCAGACGCTGCGCTTGAGCCTCGCTCAAGCTCCGCTTCGGCGATTTATGATTTTTGATTTTCGATTGCCCTGTGCTCATACCTCTGTCCTTTCCTGAAGGCGGCGCTCCCATGCGATGCAGATTTCTTGCGGGTCGCCTCTCTTGGGGACAGGCCACAAACCGTTAGAGATCGCCCAGTCAGCGACTTCGTCCGTTGTGAACATGCTCTTATTAAACTTGCTGCGATAGGCGTCGATGATTGCACCGAGCCGTTGCTGTTTCGTTTTATATTTCATCTTCGTGTCCCTTCGTGCCCTTCGTGGTTCAGTGGGCAGCAATAGTTCTCGCCCGGCAGAGCCGCAACACAGATACTCGGCCGCGTGGCGTAGATGCCACAGATATTGCCTCGCAGAAACCCGCATGGAGTCG